GATTTTTTCACTACCATTAATTGTAGTGAAATCAAACTCCATTAACTGATAGGTTGCTTCTGTAACAAGACCTTGAGTTTCTTGAATAGCAGTACTCATTCTCCGAACACCTCAATCATACGTGCTGACACAGTTCTCTTATCAGTATTTGTCATTTCTACAGAGTAACTTTGCAAATAGTACTTACCTGATAGATGAGTTAAAGCATTGTCAGTGATTGAAATACAATCAGCATCATCGTGTCTGGTTTCATAAAATGTAATTAAATAGTCTGCTTCTGTTTGTGTTAGATGTTCATGCACAACGTCCATGCTTCTACGACCGGGATACGGTCCCCAAGGTGTTCGTTGAATATAACCATCACCAAACTCTACTGTTCTATGTCTTGGTTCTGATGTGTAACTTGTTCTAAGTGATAATCTTGATTGATACGGTAATGCTTGTGCCATTATACTAGTCCTCCAAATCCTGTGTTCTGTCTAAGAACTGAATATGCAACTTGTGTTGCTACACCCTTGATATAATCTTGCATCTGCTTTTGTTGGAACTGACCAGCACCGCCTGCATCTACGCCTGTTATGTTAAAGTTCATTGTTGAATTTGCATTACCTAAGCCTGATGACATACCTGACATGCCTGAACCTACGCCGCTAACAGGAGATGAAATGACGTTAGGGTTTATTGCTGTCGGTAGTTTGTTCATTGTATGTTTAGATTCTGCAACTGCTTTTGCAATTGGATCTACCATTTTCTTAGGCATCATATCCATATACTTGCCAATGTCGTTAACTAAATCTGGGATAACAGAGTTACCTACTGCCCAATCGTAGAAGCCCATAATGTTTTCTTTACCACCTTCAACCCAACCACCGATTGCGTCTCCGGCTTTTGTAAAGCCTCCACTAACTTTATCACCTACTGCACCGCCAAACTCTTTAACTTTATTGATACCTGCACCGATGAAATCAATCATGCCTTGTATCTTTTCGATAACTTTTGTAATTGTGTCAATAATTGTATTGAATGCTGGGACAACTACATCTGTCATAACAGCACCAAGACCTTCAAAGATTGTCTTTGCTACTGGAAGCGTTGCTTCAATCATTGGTTTTAGTATCTCTGATAATTTAACAAGTGCGTCAAAGATTAGTACTGCCGCTGGAGCAACAATGTCTTTGAAAACAACACCAAGTAAATCAAAGATTGGCTTTGCTTTGTCTGCATTTTCAAATAGCATGATAATACCATCTGTAACAAACGTAACTGCTTGTCCAAGTTTCTCACCTAATGCGATTGCAAGGTCTTCGTTGTTTGTAATAAATTCTGTAAACTTACCTGTTGCTCTGTTGATTGCATCTGACAACCCGCCTTCACCAACTGCGATAAGAGCATTGTTTGCCGCAATACCCATGTTAGATAGTGACACTGATAAGTTCTGTGAGGCTTTTTCCATACCCCCACCAAAGTTCTCATCAAGTCCTTCTAGTAGAGCATCTTTTAATTTTGCGGCACCTTCTGCTGTTTTACCAAACTCTGATACTTCAAGTCTTGTTAATCCTAACTTTTCTTCAAAGATTTTAAATACAGGAATACCTCTATCTGCTAGTCTGTTCAAGTCTTCTAGACCCAAACCACCTGCTGTTGTTCTTGCAAACAAGTCTGTGATAGCGTTAAGAGAACCAACACGGTCTGTAGTAACAGACGCCATATCACCAAATTTGGTTAGTAGGTCTTCTGTTGGTGTAATACCTGCCGCTTGTAATTTAATGAATGTTTCTGTTAGAGTTTCAATGTCAAACGGTGTTCTTGTCGCAAAGTCGTTAATAAACTTAAATGCGTCATCACCCGCTTGTGCTGAACCTGTAACAGTTTCTAGTGTAGTCTTTAGGTCTTCTGCACGTGAACTTGCTTCTACTACTGATTTAGTAAATGCAGTAAGGCCACCTACTGTAATTGCACCTGCTAGTAGACCTTTAAACTTACCAAAAGAACCTGATGACCTCTTGATACTTTTATCAACTTTGTCAAACTGTCCATCTAGTTTGCCTACTTTTCTGTTGATTGGACCAAGCGAACGTTCTATTTTATCAAATGCACCACTCGCCTTATCTAATGCTTTAATTTCAATTTCAATGCTTGTGTTTGCCATGCCGCTTGCTCCGTTTTTCTTTAATTTTTAAATACTCCGCCCAACCTATAAACTCGGATGCTGACATTTCTAGTATCTCATCAACAGTCTTATGAAGATGTTCTGCTAATTGATATAAGAAATATGTGTCAACATCCTTTGTTAGTTTTTTTCGATATCTTCGGCTTTCGGTTCGCTATTTAAAATGTGGGTTGCCATGTTTGTAACAACGTCAGGATCGACTGAATTCATTAAGTCGAACTTGTCCGCGACTGTAAACATTTTAGTCCCATCTTCTTTTAAAGCACGTGATATTAGCACTTGTGCTAATGCCTCTGCTACTTTATTTTCACGATGTAATGCAATGATTTCCTCTGTTTGTTTTAGAGTTGCACTGCCCTTGAAATAGATTTTCACGCCCCACTCAGGACAATCAACCCATTCAAGTTTGTCTGTTAGTTTAGTTTTAAAATGCGTTTTCGCATTTGCTATTACACTCATAGTAATCCTCTTTTAGTTTATGATGTTACTGTTTCTGCTAGTTGACCTGAACCAGTAAAATCAAATGAAATTGATACTAGTTCTGCTGTTGATGAATCAACTGACTTTGAAGTAACGATTGCGTCACCTGTGTATGTTGAAGAACCTGCGCCGCCTTCAACTAGAACAACTGACACTGTTGTGCCTACTGCGATAGTTGCTGTTTGTGCTGTATCTGCAAACCCTTCAATTGAACCAGACCATGACTTTAGAGAACCCATGTTCTCTTTCCATCCTTGTGAGCCAAAGTTTGTAAATTCAAGTGTATCTGCCTCGATAGAGATAGACCACGATGTAATTTTAGTAACGTTTACTTCTGCGCCTTCTGGCCCAACTGCTACGCTACCGTCTTTTCCTGTAATAACTGCCATTGTTTTCTCCTGTTAGCCTTTATCTAAATCACCTTTTTGGTGAATATAATCACAGCGGACAATAATTTGCACCGCTCCTAGTGGATATAGAACACCTTCATCGGTGTTCACTTCCGTAACAAGTGTATCAGTAGCATATCCATCTCTTGATACATCTTCATATAGTTTTTCTTCAATCTCGTCTAAGATTTTGTTTCTTGCTGAATCTAGATACTTGCCTTTGACAAACGCTGTTAGAATATATTCTATTTGACCACGTCTTTCATAGCCCATAACTAAGTCTGTCTTTTGTTCAGAACCACTTTGTATTAGTACTGCAGGAAACTGAGCATCACTAATTTCGTCTACTTCAAAAACATTACGGTCAACATAACGCACCGATTTGATGCTCTTTAGTGACTTAGCAATGTCTTTTGCAATATTCTCACGATAACTTGTTTTACTCATAGTATATCTCTCTTAAACTGCTTTACAAACGTATCTGTTACTGTCCTTAATTCATTATTTTTCAAACCAATAAACGGTCTTGTCTTTTGATTTTGTCTTGCTTTCTCTCTTTCTTCTTTTCGTGAAAAAGCAACTTTTACTTTCGTATTGTTTACTCTTTTTACTCCAAGATTAGAAAGCATACGACCCGAAAAATTTAAATCAGGTTTTGTGCCACGTCCTTGTTCTTTACGATAATCAGAATATGCTTTTGAATATCGCTTAAATGTTCCTCTCAACCCGTTGCCGCTGTGTGTGCGGTCAACAATAGTCTCAACTGTTTTCTCTGCACTCTTATTTAGAGCCCTTGGGATTGCTCTATCCATACGAGTTTTTAAAGAACTCATATAGTTCTTAAAGTTTCTTGTATGAACTTTTATTTGAGCCATCTTATCTAGTTAACCGTTTTGAATGAATAGAACCACGTTCATCGTCTTGGACAGTCCCGTCACCGTCAAAATCGTACTCAACACCATCTAATAGTATTTCTGCAAATTCTGTCTTGTAACGTTTTTCGTAATGTTTCATCATTACTTGGAACTTGTCTTCTTCGTTCTCGTTATTCCATTTAGTAAGTTGTGGTAGAACATATTCAGAAAGAACACGAAAAACAGCAACACGATTGAATTGTGATTCAGTTAATTTAGTCTCATCCATTTCGGCATATTTTGAATTGCCAGGAAATGCATTATAAGTCTTTGCTTTATTCCACCACTCTGAACGTAGTTTACGTAGAATGTCCGCACGTGCTTTTGCGTGTTCTTCTGTAAATTCATCAATACCATAATTTAGAATTTCTGGCTGATACTTTAATAAATCATCATCTGTTGACATTGCCATTATTCGCTCTCCTAGAAATGTGTAAAGAGAGGGAACGAGTCCCCCTCTCATGTGTGTTTAAACTATTATACGTTAACTAGTTTGATACCACGTGTTGCGTCAACAACACCAACACCTGCGTGTAAGTTAGCAATAATATCATTACCAACTGCTGCCGCACGCCTTTGAACTTCTAGGTCAACATTTTTGAACATTGCGATACGCATTGCGTCTGCGCCAAATACGAAACCTTTGTTCGCACCTGAGATGTATGAAGATTGGAACATTCTTACACCAGCCATTGTGCCGATGAAGCCGTTACGTAGACCTTCAGTTTGGAAGTCACCACCTGCATATGCCGCTGAACCTACGTCTTTCATTAGGTTTGCCGCTTCTGCTGGAGAAACGATACCAACTAGTCCGCCTGTTTCGCCTGCACCACGAATTTGTGCTACTGCGTCAAATAGAGCGTCTACTGTCATTGGATCTGCGTCAGATGTTGAAGCAGTGAAACCGTTCATTGCTGTAATTACATCTGCGTCAAAGGCAGCCTGGATAGAATTCCCTAAAACGCGGCCAGTCTCTGCTGGATCGATGCCACCTAAGTCACGTAGAACTTGACGTGCCGCATAGATGTTTGCTTCGATAGTTACTTTAGTATCTGTCATTGTTAATGCAGTGAAATCGTCTAGTGCATCAGGATCTGCTGATGTGATTTTTTCTGCTGTTACAGAACCCATTACTGGGATTTGTGCTGTGATTGAACCCGCTGGTAGATTTACCTGTGGGATAAGTGCTCCTGTTAGGAACAATGAGTTTTCATGTGCGGTATATACTGTAGCCGCTTTTGTATTGACCATTAATGATTCTAGGTCGTATGCTGTATTGTAAGCCATTTTGCTTTACTCCATAAGTTATAGTTTACCTTCTGACTTTAACTTTTTATATAGTTCTCTGTCAGATGCCTTCGTCAAATCTAATTGACTTAGGTCAGTTGCTTTGCTTGTTGGTGCAGAACCTGCGGCACCATTGCTTGTGACACCTGATGGACCAGAGCGTAGAAAGTGTGGATTACTATCCAAAAATTCATTCACTAATGATTCCAAACTCTTTGGTTCCGCTGTGTCAGGATCATATACGACATTTCCATTATCGTATACTACTGGGCGACCTGTTTCGTCTAAACCAACTTTGTCTTTTAATAACTGTGTAACTTGGTCTGGATTCACTGCATTTCTAGATGCCGCTGTATTCAGTAAAGTTCCATCTACTTTAAGACTTGTTAATTCATTACGCAACGTTGTGATTTCATCTGAAAACTTATCCTTTTGTTGTGCAAGGACTGCATCAAATTCTTCACGCTTTTTCATCGCCTCTATCTTACGTTCTTCTTCGGCAGATTTCAAACTCTTGTATTCTGACACATCAATGCCATCGTACTTTCGTTTATGTTTGTCTAATCTTGCTTGAACAATCTTATCAACGTCTGCTTGTGTGAACGTTCGATTTTCCTGGCTTTCAACTTCTGGAGTAACTGCACCAGTATCAGTTACGCTATCGTCATTACCCGCTGTTTCGGTCATATCGGTCATACCTAAAACTCCTATTATATTGGATTATACTCTTATTTATGCTTTTAAAAATTGTGATAAAAAAACTTGACAGATTAGCGAATCGTGTTATAATGTTTACATAATGACAACTAAAGGAGACAGCGTAATGAGTAAGTATACTAAAAAAGAACAACTTAAAGACTTTGAATTCTCGTTGCGACAAACACTGTATAATGCTCAACGCCAGAGCAACTCTGCTTATCCAACAGAATTGTCAAAGTTTATTGAACCACTACAAGAACTAAACAGAGAACTTGGTCCAATATTGGAAAAGTATTTTAGAAAAGATTGGGATAAAGAGGAGACAGCGTAAAATAACACTTGACAAATGTAACGAATCACTATATAAAGATAATATAAGTTAAACAAAACGGAGAATCACTATGAATTTACAACAAACTGAACAACGTATCAAAGAAACTGCACATCGCATTGCAAATGAGATAAACGGAACAGTTACATTTGCACCAAGTGGTAATCCCATTGTAAAAGGTAAGAAAAAGAATTGGGTCGACCAATATGCAGGTTGGGATACTGAGAAAATCTACTGTTGCGAACCATACAATGACTATGAACTTGTAGTTTCTATGCATATGGCTCAAGCACAATATTTAATTAACACAAATCAAGTATGAGGAGACAGCGTAATGAAAAGATATATTGTTGAAGGTTATGATTTTGATGGTATCTATGCGTATTACGTTGTAGACACTAATCATCCTCTTTACAATTTGGGGGGGAGACAAACAAATCAAGGCAGTGACTTGTCATTTGGTCTTTCTAAAAGCAAATCAGAAATGCAGGAACTGGCAGATAAAATGAATGGTTCCAAAACTTGACAAAATAGCGAATCGTGTTATAATGTTTACATAATCAAACTTTAGGAGTTAACAAATGTCTAAGAAAAACAAAATGCCAGATAATGAAATCATCGCAGAAATTGAGAAAGTATTAAGTGAGTTTGACGATTTAGAACTTCGTGATAAGTTCTTAAAAGATTTAATAAAAGACTTGAATGAAAGTGAGAACTAAAATGTCTACAGTAAATCTAATTCACGCTATTGCAACTGAGAAAGACCCAGAACTTAAAGCAAAGATGATTGCTGAGTTTGAAGCCGCAAGCAAACTAGCGTATGAACAGCATCAAAAAGATTGGGCCGAAATCAAAAAGAAAACAACAAAGAGCGTCTAAGACGCTCTTTTTTTACCACTTAACTTTGTCTGACCAGTACGCACCTGACATTTTACCTTTAGCAATGTTCTTTGCATGTCTTGCTTTGAACGATGCTCTTTTCTGTTTGTCTGCTTTTGACTCATTCTTTTTCGGTGGTTTGGTCTTTGCACCTTGCTGACCGAAACGAATTAGTTTAACTTTGTCACCATCTTTTGCTAAGACAACGTGTGACTTAGTTGGGTGATTAGGTGTGCGTTTAGGTTTGTTGTAACCTTCTAGTCTGTTCTTTGTTAATCTAGGATCTTTTGCCATATTACTTCTTCTTGTAAGGTTTCTTTTTTTTCTTTTTATAAGCCATTGCTTTACTCCACTGGTATCCAAAAATGTCTGCAATTATGTCCACCACGCACTACGAACGGATCACCTGAACGTTTGCCTGACCAACTAGAACTGCTCCATAATTGTTTTGCTTGTTCTTCTGTAAACACCCTGTCTACATTCTGTATACAAAAGTCTCTGCTTTCTGAGACTAAAGTTCCGGTATAACGAAATCTTTTTAGCCCTGCTTGTTTTGCTCTGTGTCTAATAAACACACCATCAAAGTCCATCACTGTGTCGTGCATTTCTGCACTTGCTCGTTGTCCTAAACTTCCCCCCACCGATACGTTCTGAAACTGTTTTCTTAGGGAGGCTGTCACTGTTGCGATTTCTTCTGCGTTTCTTGATGCGGCTGCCTTCAATCGTTTTAGTTTGTTTTGTAATCTTGTTGTCTCCAGATTTGATGTAGTAATCATTAGACCACTTACTTTGTGCCGTACTGTTTCTGCAATGTTTTGCACAGCAACACCTGCTAATGCACCCATTAGAATTTCGGTATGAATGTTTTCACGTGTTTGTTTTCCAAGTTCTGTTAAACGATTGTATGACTGTTTCTTTAACTCTGAAACAACTTGTATGTCTGCATCTGTAACATCACCGGGTGTCCAACTAATTGTGTCTCTACCAATAGTATCAAATTCACTCATAAAATCTTTTACACCAGTGTTATACAAATCGTTAAAATCTGTATTGATTGGTGCACGTGTTTCTAACAACTGTTCAGGTGTAGTACTCTCTAACACACGTTCAGCCACAGTGTTTTCTAGTGTCTTTGAACTAGTCTCTATGTATTCATCAAATCGGTCAATCAAGTCTTGAATCAAACGACTGTGATTATCAATCTGTTGTTGTGTCGCCATCTAAGTTTGCTCCGAACTCTGGTGTTGTTGATCCTTCACTAATTTCTTGCATGATATCGTCAAGTTTATCGCCATCTGTAATAACAACTTTTGCAATCTGTTTTTGAAGTTGTTTGATATATTCTGGTGATTCAATACCCATCGATAGTGCTTTTGAGTATAGTGAAACATCTGCATGTTCGTCACGTAAGTCAAATGATTTCTTGTATTCTACATTGAAGTCTGGGTCTGCATCTAGTCCTGACCATTCCCAAAACAATTGCCATACATTCCACTCTGCTTGTTCCATCTTAGCGGCTTTGTCACCTAGTCTTGTGTTCAACATTTCAAACTCTGTTTGTAGAGCAATACCAGACTTAGCAGAGAACCCACGTTCAGCCATAACAGCGCCTAAGTGTGTTGAGCGTAAGAATGCTTGAACATGAACTTCAATCATGTCACGAATTGCTTGAATGTTTGTGCCATTAGGTTCAATCAAGTATGGTTTAAGATTTGAATCTGTATTGTCATCCATAGTGATTACAGAACCTGCACCAGCCATTGCTTGTGTGCCTTCTGTTTTTACTAGTGTTGGGTGATTTGAGATACGAATACCTTGTTCTGCTTCTGACAATAGATTAAAGATTGATTGCTGAATTTTAGCAACGTCTGCCATATCAGAATGACCAACACCTTTGTATTGTGAACGATTAGCAACTAAACAAACAAAAGGAACTTTGCCGATTGCATTTTCTACTTCTTCATATTCTTCTACTGTTTCTGACTCTACATCATAAACGTATGTTACAAATGTTTCTTTTGTCCATTCGATATAACGTATTTTGTCTTCGCCAGCCCACTCTTTAGTCTTAACCATTGTTAATTCTTCTGAGCCGTTTGGTTGCTTTTCATATGACCAATCACAAACGTTTTCTGGTGTAAACAATCTTGCATATGGTCTTACATCTGCGGCAATCTCTTGCTCACGTGTGATAACACCTTCTACTGCACCTTTAGTAACTAGTATCCATACATTGCCGTATACTGTTGCTAAGTCGTTTGCTTCTTTCATAAAGTCGTTTAAGTCTTGACCATTGAAATCGCAGTCTGTTAAGAAACGATTAATCATCAGGTCGTCGGCTAAATTACCAAATGTTCTAACTGGTTTTGTTTTAAAAAGGTATGAACGATACGTGTCAACAGTTAGTTTGACAAGATTGTCCATTGCAGTGTATTCAACTCTGTTTGCGTATTGGTTACCAGGAGCATCGTCTTCAAAGAGATACTTGCGTAACATACCCAACTCAGGTGCTCTGTAGTGTGAACCACCGTGATAACTTGCACTAAAGAAATGCCAATCATCAATGTTTGCTTTATAAAGCGGATGTCTGTGTTCTAAATCCATCAGTAAACTCCAAATGTTTTCATGTTATCGGGTTTGTAATCTTTCTTAACTGGGTATATGAATTCAATCAAATACGTGCCAGCATCAAAGATATGGTCTAAACCCGAACCTTTATCGGGTATTTGTGTCCCTTCTTTGTAAGAATGTTGTCTTAATGATTTAACAAATGTCTTACACTTAGGGTCAATAAAGAATCTACGCTGACCTTCAGTATTTTTTAGTACTGAATTGAGTGCGTTGATTCTGTCTTTTACTGCTGGATGTCTCTGTCTATATTTAACAGCAAATCCAGCATTCTGTAAAATGCTTATGTCTGTTCTACCAGATGCACTTGTTTTACGCTGTGCACCAGCAGGGTCTGGAAATACAACTACTTTTTGTTTAGGATATCTGTTTCTGATTTCTTCACACATTTCGTTTGTATTTGAACCATAGATGTTTATCTCATCAATTGCGTGTAACCCTGTCTCAGTCTTGACCATAACAACTGCTGACATTGGGTCTACGTTAAAGTCCATACCGATTAAAATCATATCACCGATATCGCCTTTAAATTGTTTGATATTATCTGCATGAAAATTGTATGCAATAATACCGGAATACGTTTCAAATGTCGCTAGATATTCTTGTGAGAATGTTCTAGCATCTAAGTCTTTTTTAGCGTCTTCTATTTCTTTTTCTGGAACATTACCGCCTTCAAGTGTAGTTGCTTGATGCGAGAACCAATCTGGGTCTTCTGTATTGCCTAAATCAAATAAGTCTTTGAACCAGTTAAAGCCTTTAGGAGTTCCACAGAATAATGCTGAGCCGGGAGGTTTTTGAGCAGATAGTGCTGGTCTGACAACTTCATACCATACTTCTGGTTTCAAGTCTGCACACTCATCAAACACAACAAAGTCATAACCAGAACCACGTAAGTTATCTGGGTCATTGCCTGACTTTAGTGATATTAATGAACCGTTAATCAACTCTATCTCCAATCTGCTTTCGTTTGTTTTTGCAATCCAATTAAGGTCTCGCAGTTTGTTCTGGAGATCCTTCCAAATAATGTCCCGAGCCATTTGAAATGTGGGACAAACGTATAGTACTCTTTTATTTGGTTGACTTGCATATCTTGCTAACTCTCTTATACTTAAAGCCGTTTTGCCTGTTCGTCTGCCAGCAACGAATATTTTGAATCTAGCATTTGAACTTGTAACTGCCTTCTGTGCTTTATTTAATGGCATTTAAAAGTCATCACTCCAGGGTAAAACTACCTTTGTTTCATCTGTTGTTGGGTTCTCACTTTGACCTAGCATTGCTTTCCCTAAAAAGATTAGCATTGTTGGATTACCTTCTAATGCCACTTCCATTTGTTTGCGTCTAAGTCTTGTTTTTCCCTCTGCTTTCCCTTTGTCGATAATCCCCGCAAAATTACGTTTAAGAGTATCTTCTGACACTCCTAGAATATCAACCATCTCTTTCATAGTGCAGTGAATAGTTGCTAGTTTTAGTAGCAGTTCTTCATCTATTTCTATTTTAGGACGTCCGACTTTCTTTTTTTCATCCATTACTTTCTCCCATTTTCCCTTGGTTAGGTTATCATACCCGCTATTAACGGTCCCATTGTCGCCGCTATGATGATACCGGCCAACCACCATAATCTGTTATCTAATTTGTCAATCTTCTTGTGTATCAATGCAAAGTCTTTTTCAGTTTGTTTATTATGTGTAGTAGTTTCTTTTCTGATATTTTTGATATCATGTTTGATTAGTTCAATATCCATTTTGTTTTCATGTGCTGTCGTATTAATTTCTACTACATTCTTTTTTAACTCTTGCATCTTTTTTTCCTTATGTTGAACTAATATCTGAACCTAATGCTATTCTCTTCCACGATGATCCTGACCAGACCCCAATACAAGGGCTGCCACTGTCACCGTCACTAATGTATGCGGCATCTCCTGTTTCAACAATTTGTAGAACACTACCTAAGTAATTTGCTGTTGCAGTGTCTAATACAGTGAAGTTAAATCCATTTGATGCTTTTAGTTTACCTGTTGATGTAACAACATCTGTGTTTGCATTACCAAGAGTTACGTTACCATCAAATTCTGCATTGCCAGTTACTTCTAAGTTGTCGTTTATTTGAACAGAACCTTGGTTATTTGAAATTGTTCCTGTAATGATTACATTATCGTCTAAGACTAAGTTGCCACTATGACTACCAAGTATACCATCACCGCCGTCACCTATTATTACTTGGTTACCTTGTATTCTCAACGAAATTTCTGAATTTAAATTACCATTGTCTGTTGAGTGAATTTCCACTTGTGCACCACGATTTGTAGAACTTTGCTGTTCTGTTGTGACACCTAAAAAACGTATGTTTGCTGTGCCTGGTGCATTACCACTTGTGTCATTTGAGCCTGTTCCTGTCATAGCAAATACTCGTTTGCCTGAACTTAGTGCCGCTGGTGAACTTGGTGTTCCACCAAATACTTCTGTTGACAAGCCAGGGTTAGTAAATGCATTGATTGGTTTGTTTGCACCACCCTCATATTCTTTGAATGAAGCAATAGCCCAAGAAGTGTCACCAGCATCAATTTGTAAACCATTTACATTGTAACCTGATGTTAATGCGTATGGACCTAATTCAGTTGTTTTGCCACTTGCTCCAACTGTTAAATCTTCTGTAATTTCAACAGCATCATCAAAGATTAATGTGCCACTACTTGAGATTGTAGTGCCTTGAATAGTAACAGTTGCATTAGTGTGCGATGCATCTGTTGCCCCTGCACTGTTTGTATTTTCTGTTGTAGAAATTTCAAGTTTAGTTCCCATACCACTTGACGAATGGTCTTCTGTTGCAATCGCTCTAATTTCTGCACTTGGTGTTAGCCATTCTGTTCCTGTTTTGTAACCAGAATATGGGTTAAACATTAAATTACCAAAAACGTCTGCATCATTTAAGTAATCGTCACTTGATCCATCTAATCTGCCAGCCTGCATTGCTATTAATGCTCTTGGTGGTTCGTTTGGAATACCGAAACCTGTTAGTCCCCATGCATGTTCGCCACGAGAACGAACTGTCATACCTGCCCAACCTTCTTCTTGTCCTACACCCATAAGAGATGTAGACATTGCTGTTGCAGGAAGTCCTGAACCTGCGTATGGATTGAATGAACCTAGTGTAAAGCCATCATTGATTTTAACTAGACCAGTAACGTCTAAATCTTGTGCGATTGTAACGTCACCAGTCAAGTTAAGTGTCGCCTCTCCCTCTACGGCACTTATTGCTTGTGCATTTGTATAATGTGATAAGTCTGAAATTTGTGATTCTGTAATCGATAGAGCGGCTTGATGTTGTGTTACATCTGATTGTGTGACCGTATAGTCTGTGATATACGATTGTAAGTCAGATATTTGACTTTCTGTGATAGATAGAGCCGCTTGATGTGCAGTTACATCACCTTGTGTTACAGTGTAATCTGTGATGTATGATTGTAAGTCAGATATTTGACTTTCTGTGATACTTAATGCCGCTTGGTGTTCTGTGATATCTGCTTCTGTAGGGTCGTATGTTGTAATGAACCCTGCACTGTTAGTATCGATAACTGATTGAACACGTGCATCTGTATAATAAAGATTTGCACCTTCACTTACATCTGCTGTTGTTAATGCTCTCTTATCGTAGCCACTACCATTACCAATGAATACATGTCCACTATCTAAGTTTGGAACATCGTTTTCACGTCCTGAACCTGCTACAACGATAATACCATTATTGCTGTCTGAACGTGCTACTTTACCAATATTCTGAACTGCTGTTGCTGATGATGATGGTCTTGTTGCTGTTAGTTCGCCTGCTGTTTCACTTAGATATAATGTGTCACCAACTGAAAATGATGATGTATCTACATTTAACATTTCACCGTGTGTTAGTACTGTGCCGTCTGAATTGTTTAACATTGCACTATTTGCAAGACCAAACGAAGGATGTTGACCTGTTGCGTTTGCATCTGCTTTTGCTACAAGAACTTTATTACCACTATGACCTGCAATATATACTGCATCACCACGTGCGATATCTACGCCACTTGCGTTTCTTACATCAAATACTACTTGACCTGTTGCCGCTACTGTTGATGGACTTACATATGTGAATACGCCAGTGTTTGAATCATATGATAATTCGTTTGCGTTTGATGTTGTAAGCGACACTGCACTTCTAGCATCTGAGTCAGAATAGTGCGTTAAATCGCTTATTTGGCTCTCTGTGATAGACAATGCCGCTTGATGTTGAGTCACGTCTGACTCTGTAACGGTGTAATCTGTAATATACCCGGCACCGTTAGTTAATTGATTATTATTTGTTGGGATTGTTGGTGTGTTTGTTAAATCGTTGTAATCACCACTAAAGTGTGATAAGTCAGAAATTTGACTCTGTGTGATTGATAATGCACTTTGATGCTGTGTAACATCTGATTCTGTAACTGTGTAATCTGTAATAAAGCCTGCTGTATTTGTATCAATAACTGATTGAACACGTGCTGTTGTATGATAAAGGTTTGTAGAACCTTCACTTAGTGCGTCTGTGTCGTGATTAGCAATACTTGATACTGTGCCAGTTACATCGCCAGTAATACCTGTTGGTGTAATCTGTGTGTTTGCACCATCTAATGTGCCTACAACTAAGTTACTTGTATCTGTAATAACTTTACCAGTACCATTTGTCTTTAGTGTTAAGTCACCGTTTTGTGAATTTTGATAGATTTGACCATTTATGATATCTAAATCACCCATTTCAATCTTAACTGCAACATCTAGTGTGCCACGGACATTTGTAGTTCCAGTATTATTTGCTGGGCCTAAGTTTACAGTGTTATCTTGTAGTGTCGTTGTATTTCCACTAGATAGCATTGTAATTGCACCGCCTGCTTGAACGTTTAGATTTTGATTTGGATCTGTTGTTAAATCGATATCGCCTGCTACATCTGAACCGATAATTTTGTGACCATCAATATAAAGAGAACCACCTGATAGATACATCGAACGCCATTTATGCGTTGTTGAACCTAAATCATATGCATTGTCTGTATCAGGAATGATATGACCAGAAACGTCTGCTAGTTTTGTTTGAACACGTGCATCTGTATAGTATAAATTAGTTGTGCCCTCAGCGAGATTATCAGTTGTATTGTTTGACAAATCATCCTCAGTTGCGGAGATAGTAATAGTGCTACCATCATCGCTGAGGCTCACATTATCACCACCTATGACAGATTTCATAGTGGTGAGTCCACCAGTACTTGAAGCAACTAAACTAGTTCCCGCTCCTCCCGAGAGAACTTGCGAGTCACTTGCCGCACTAGCGATTTGAATATTTAATGTTTCTGTTGCATCTGCAACTGTAACGTTGACGTTTTCTTCGGCAACCGTTACGGAATATGTTGTTTCGTCAATCGTTACTTTTGTCATTATCTTGTCACCTCTGGAGTTGTGTCTGCTACGCCTTCTAATAGACGAACTACATTACCATCTGCTTTTACCCATTCAATGTCGTATACAAAACGACCATTGCCCATAGCGGCAGTCTGTGTATCTGTTAAACTCCAAGCGACTACACCATTTGCACCATCTGTAATAGTAAATGCAAAAGTTGCTTCTGTATCTGTTGACGTGTGTTTCTTTCTTACTTGTCCGCGAAACGTATCTGATGCAATGTTAATAGCAACATCCGAATCATCCGTGATAGTAAGAGTTTTAGCAAAGGTAGAACCTTGCTGTATCGTAATGTCATGAACTGCCATTATTATTCTCCAGAGATTTTTTGTTATAACACATGTATTTATGCTTTCTGATTTTATGATAAAAAAGGTGTCAGAAACTTGACACAGTGACGAATCATCGTTATACAGTAATAGTGTTAAACAAAAGGAGATACACAATGACTTATGAAACTGTAAATGAAGAAACTCTTGTAAATGTAGTAAATTGGTGTAATGAGCAAATGTTAGAATTGTCAATCTGTTTAGTAGATGTATTAAGTTCGCCAGCAACTATGCAGATAATCAATAACTGGCATTCTGTATACAATTAAACAACAAAAAGAGCAGTCAATTGACTGCTCTTTTCATATAAAC